GCGCGTTACAGCTTCGGCGTTGGGCCGGGAGGCGTGGGGCCCGGTCGGTCCGGCGGCCGACCGCCAATCCCGCCGGCCGGCGGTTCGGGCACGTTCACGATGATCCAACGATTGCCGACCCCCGGAATCCAGGCGAGCAACAAGAGCTTGCCATGGATGTCGATATCTGGCGGCAACGGCGGCCAGATCGTGCCGGGAGGCGGATCGACTGGCGGAAGCGGCTGCCCAGGCGCCGGCGGAAGTCCGCTGCCGGGCGGGAACGGCCAAATGTGGTCGCCGCCGCCTTCGTCTACGCCAAACCCCGGATCGACCGGGCGACCGCCCCAACTGCCGGGCGGCCGATTTCCAGGACGGCCAGGCGGCCTGCCCCAGCCGGGGAGATGGCCAGGACGCTCGGGACGGCCCGGACGCTCGGGACGGCCCGGACGGCCAGGAAGCCCCTGGTCGGGATAGTCGGGACTGAAGCCCTGATCCGGGTCCTCCGGTCCGCCTTCTCCGCCTTCGAGCTCGCCCTCGTCAATCCCATAGTCGGGATCGACCGGACGACCCCAACGGTCGCGGCGCTTAATCACGCGTAGGAAACCAGCTACTCTTGGCATATTGTTTCCTTCCTTTTGTTGACCCCCAGCGAATTCGGCAACTCCTCCTATGCGCGTCCCATGACAGATTCGCTACCGAAAGTTCATTTCTCGCGACCGCGCCCCAGCCAAAAAGCGATCACCGCGTGTCATCGCTAAGCCAATATGCAATAACGTCTCATGACCAAACGTGACGATCTCCAAGGGCGTATTTTTGGCCGCTTCATCGTCGTTGACTTTTCCCATGTTCATCAACGCAACGCCTATTGGCATGTGGCTTGCTCCTGCGGGAATAAGCGTATTGTCACCGGGAATAGCTTAAAGCGCGGTCTCACGAAAAGCTGTGGCTGCTATGGCCGAGAGGCTACTGGCAACCGGCGACGATCTCACGGGATGAGTCGGTCGCGAGAGTACGGCGCTTGGTGCAAGATGATCAGCCGTTGCACTAACCCGAAGGATCGGCGCTTTAACGAATGGGGAGGCCGAGGCATCACGATCTGCGAACGCTGGCTACACAGTTTCGCAAACTTCTACGCTGACATGGGAGACAAGCCGCCTCGGACGCTTCTCGATCGCATCGACAATGACGGGAATTATGAGCCCGGAAATTGTCAGTGGGCGACCCCATCCGAGTCGAACTTCAACCGGCGAAAGTTTACTTTCCCCGCCCGTTACTCAGAAAAAAAGAAACTACCGCCCCAAACGCCGCTACCAAGCCACCAACAACCGCGGGAGTGACCTCGTCGTCGGCTGGGATGTTGTAAACCATCGAGAAGGCGACGACCCCGACCATCGCGAGCACCACGATCAACGCGATCGTCAGCGTGCCGCCCGTCGGATCAAAACGCTTGGCGATGACCAGCAGGATGCTGGTGAACAAGACGACGAAGACAACCGAAAACAAACTCGGATAGTCGAGGAGCTTAGGCGGCGCGGGCAGCTCGGCGAGAACCGGGGCTAACGTCATGACTGTCGACGTTCCTCACGCCGGGCTTCACCCCGACGCTTGATCTCGCCATCGACCACGTCGTCGGGGTTCGGCATCGCCGGCTCCTCGGGGAGGCCCGGCAATTCCTTCTCGACCTCGGCTGGGGTCTCGGCCTTGGGAACCTGCTTCAGCGCGGTCTTGAACTTGCGGTAATGGCCGGCGATCAGGTCGGCGCGGTCGGTGCCGTTGATGATCCGGCGCGCGTTGACCGGGTCCTCGGTCGTGCCGTTGAAATACTTCGGCAGGCCGACGCCGGTGAACCACCCGTTGGCCGAGCCGTCAAACAGCACCAGCGCCGAGGTTTCGTGCTCGAGCGCCCGATGGGCTTCCTTGTGGATCGGCGCGTCGACGCCGTAGCGTTCCTTCATGAACCGCTCGGCCTTTTTATAGTTGTCCTCCCAGGTGAGCTGGACGTGGCCGCGGCCATAGTATCTTTGACCGTGAGGTCCGGCCGGCTGGCCGTACTTCTGGCCCGAGCCTTTCCCGTATTCCTCGATCGGCTCCATCGTCTGGGCGGTTTCATGGAACGCGGTAGCGAGGCAATAGGCCAGCCACTTCGTTCCATCGCGCGGATTCGCCGCCTCGAAATGCCTTTCCCAAACGGCCAAGAGATAGTTCATTCCGTCGACTTGGCGCTGAGTGAGCGTGCCGCGGAACAGATCTTTTCGGACCGTGTCGAAGAAATGCTTGCGATCGTAAGGCATGGGCTTTTCCTGATGTTTGAGAGGAAAAAACTCGGCCGGCCAGCCGCCGGCGAGGAGGCACGCCTAGCCGGCCAGCCGAGAAGTTCGTTCAGTGAATTGAGGGGCGAGGCGCGGCTTTTAGCGCGGCGACTTCGGCTTCGATCGTTGCGATCTGCGACCGCAGCGCCGTTATTTCCTCGCGCAAGTCGGCAACTAACGCCGGCATCACCGCAATCTCGGCGGCCGGGATCAGGACGCCGTTGACCCAAAAGCCGCCGGGGGCGCTGCACCGCATAGCCCCGCCGCCGTCTATAGATAGGACCCCTCCGGCTCCGTATAGATTGTGAAACGAGAATCCCAAAGCGGGTGTCCAATAGATAGTTCCCCAGGTGGTGAGCCCATTGGCGCTTTGCCAAAACATCTGAGGCGTATCGGCCCGAGTGTTGAGATTCCCCGCGGCGACCCCACTGGAAAAAACGGCGTCTGACAGACCCGTTACTCTACCGGTTACGGTCAGCGGGCCGGTCAGGGTTCCGCCGGTCCGCGGTAGATAATTCGAGACGAAAGCCGTCGTCGCCAGGTGGGTCGAACTGTCAGCCGGGACCGGGGTCGGCGCGGTCGGCTGGCCGATGAATGCAGGCGAGTTGAGCAACGCGCCGCCGGCCGCGGTGATGTCGCCCGCCGCTAGGACCACCGCGCCGGTCCGGGTGTTGAAGCTCGCAACGCCGGTCAGCGGCCCCGCCGGCCCGATCGGTCCCTGAGGTCCAGCGGGACCCGGTATGCCCTGCGGCCCGACGTCGCCTTGTGGCCCCACCGGTCCAGGATCACCCTGAGGTCCCGGATCGCCGCCGCTCGGCCCTTGAGGCCCGACGTCGCCCTGATCGCCCTTCTCGCCTGGGTCGCCCTGGTCGCCCTTCGGCCCGTCCACGCCCGGATCGCCCTTCTCGCCCTGGGACGGCCCTGGAGGCCCAGTCAGCCCAGGCGGTCCCTCCGGTCCCGGAACCCCAGGCACGCCCGTGACGGTGATGAACCAGTCGTCGTAAACGCCCGCGCCGACGGTCACGCTAAGATCAACCGCGATGATGAGCGCGTTGGTGGCGGTGGTGTAATCGACGCACACGCCTTCGAGGCCGCCAAGGTTCGAGAGGTCCGAAGTGTCGGTGGCGCGCAACCTCATGCCAGCTCGAAAGCCGAGGTTGAACTGGTCCATCGTAAACGTGGCCAACGCGAGTCCGACATCGACCTCGCTCGTGGACGTGCCGGCAATGATCGGTCCCATCGGCGCATAAGGAGCCGCAAAGATTTCGGCGCCTGGCGGACTGAGCGCGCCCGGCACTACGGCTTTGATCGTCATGACCTCGTAATTCCTTCAAGGACGGTGAGGTCCATCGTCAGCACCACCCGCTCGAACGAGGTGTCGCGGGCGACGATGTCGCCGACATACGCGCCGGCCCACAGGCCCTTCATGGTTTCCTTGGGCACATAGAAAATCAGATAGCCGATATCAGGCGGCGAGCCGATGAACATCGTCCGATCGACGGTCGAGGCTTGCAGCACGATCTCGTGGATTTCTGGCCGGCGGCGCAGGTGCATTTCGAACGAGAGCCCTCTGAGGTCGAGTTGGTCGGGCGGCGGACCGGAGTCGCTCACAACGAAGACCAACGAGTCGATCCAGTCCTCGTTATTCGAGACCTCAACGGTGAGGTGCGCTAGTGGCAGCGCGAGCACGTTAGTCGGCACAGTCATGCGTCAGCGCTTGGGCCAATGAGCATCGGCGGTCGGGTCGACCGGTAGCGTCCCGGTCGCCAGCATGGCCTTGGCCGCCGCGCGCACCGCGTTGATGTACCCCCAGGCGCGCTCGATCTCGGCCTTGCGGCCTTGCGCTTCCCTCGGCCATTGGCCAGAGCCGTGGGTGGCGAGGAGGAGCGCGATCTCCAGCGCGGCGTTGCGCTGCTCATGCTCGGGGAACGCCTCAAGGATACGACGCCTCGCCTCGCCCTTGATGATCTCCCTTTGATTGGTCTCGCGCCATCCGGGTTCGAGCGCCGGCCCTCTCTCTGAATTCTGGATCGCGCTTCCCGCAACCGAAAGAACGGTGAGTCCAGGCCGTTGCATCTCGAGCGGAATCGCGGCCGTATCGTCGACCGATAGCAGGATCGGAACGGCCTCGTTCGTGAGAGTGGAGCGGCGGACAAAGACTTGCATGAGCCGTCCCTTTTCAAGCCGGGAGATTTCCGGTGGTCACCACGACCACGGACCCCTGATTACCGCCGAAGACGTTTTGGGGCGGCGACGTCGCCCCGAAAGTAGACGGCATGTACACGACGATTGTTGATGCCGCGTTGGCCATCAAGTCGATGCCGTTGACGCTGTCGTTGCCGGTCGCGCTGATGTACCAGAGATCCATGCCGCCCGAATTGTTGGACATGAAACCATAGCCGCCGTTCATCAGCGATCGGTCTCTGTCGGCGAACATTCCGCCGAGGGTGGCATAGTAACCGTGCATCTCGCTGCCGAGCGCGGCGCAATCTCGGGAAGCCCAGTTTCCGCTGATCGAAAATCCGCCCCAGGTGCAGGCGACAGCGAAGCAGCCAACGGCCTGCCCGCTGCCTTGGACTGTCCAGCCGAGGTGGCAGCCAAAAACCGATACGTTGACACAGCTGACGCTTCCTCCTAGGGGGGAAATAACGCCAAAAACCCAATAGAACGGATCGACGCCGGGCGGATTGACTGGCGGGCGCGTCGAGGTGATCAGAAGATCGCGGAACGTGACGGTCCCGGCGCCACTGTTACGAATTCCGAAGTCGGCTTGGTTGCCAACGCCGCCGTGATCAATTACCTGGATCTCGGTGCCGAAACGCGCCCTTAGATAGTTGGCGTTGTAAAACGCATCCTGATCCCGCTGCGCCGAGCTATTCCCGGCAGCAGCAAACTCGCTCCATACCGGATTGGGGCCGATCATCGTGCCGACAATGGCGATCCGGTCGCCGGAGGGATGGGCGACGTCGATCGGACCCACGATGAGTCCTGCCGAAAGCTGGAGGGTGACAAAGCCGCTCTGCCCGATGACCTTGCGTTTTAGCGCGTCCATCGCCTCCGCGACGTCGGCGAACTGCTGGCCTGCGCCGACCGTATAGGTGACCGGCGCGTTCATCTCCGGGTTCGGCATGAAGCGCAGACTGACGCCGTCGTAGAAGAACTGCACCACGTCGTTGGCGACGACGTCGCCCTGCAACATCTGCCCGCCGCCGTTAGGCAGGAGTTCAATCGCCGGCAAGCCGTTGATGATCATCTCCGTCGGGCCTGGCGCGGTGTTGGCGACATTGACGGCAATGATGTCGCCTTGGTTCACGGTATCAATCGCCGGGTTGAAGTTGGCGATGATCGTTCCTGGCGTCGCCGACTGGTCAATGCAGTACGGGATATTGACCGTGTACGTGTCGCCCTGGCCCGTGCCGCCGCCGCCGAAATTGGAAAGCTGAAACGCGGTCCCGTCGTGAATCAGCGTCGCGATGCAGCCGGCCGGCAATTCACCGGGGTTGATGTCGGCGCTGTTCATCTTGCGGATGCGGGCGTTGCCCGGCCCGGCATTGATCTGGCAATCCGAGGTATTGGTGAACTTCACCCGAACGTGCAGCGTCAGGCCGGCGCGATACTCAGTGATCGGCGGGTCATAGGCGACGATGAGGTTGTTGGCGGTTCCGTTGTCCTCGGCGTAATTGAGCCGCTGCGAGCGAACGCCGTGCGTCAGTTGCAGAAGGTTGGCGTCCGACGGCGTTTGGTAGCTTTTGGCAATGAGGTTTTCCAGCTCGCGCATCGGCTGCTCGAACGCCGCAGCCGGCGGGATCGAGCCTTGCTGTCCCTGCGCGGGGTTTCCATTCTGATAGCCCGCGTTCGGATCGGGCTGACCGTACGGAGCTTGGTAGCGCATCAGGGAGTCCCTTCCATCGGATCGGACCAGTCAAGCGGCGAGTAATCGAAAGCCAGCCAGGTGTGCGCCGGCTTCCAGCGCATGAGCAAACATTCGACCGCGAGCGGATTGATAAATTTCAGATGAGGATCGACGCCGGCCTCGCCTGCGCCAGCGCGGAACCAAACCAATTTGTCGTAGCCGACCTGCGCGGTCCAGACGAAGCGGCCCTCGGGCGGCCCGATATACCAGCGCATCACCTCGTTCGGGTCGTCGGTCGGTCGGGTGTCACCGCACCTCGACATCCCGGCCATGAACGGGCTCCACTCTTTGATGACGACACGGAAGCCGAGCCATTCCATGAGCCCGATGAAGTAGGCGCGGCTCTGACCCCCTTGCCAAGTCATCTTCGTGACCAGCATCTTCTGGCGCTCGCCAATGGTCTGCGCCTCAGGGAAACACTCCTCCGGCAGGCCGAACGCCCGCTCCCACTCCGGCAAAAGCTCGACGGTCTGTTGCGGGTCGCTCTCGCGTTCGAGGAGATCAGCGGCGCGGCCGTCAACGAAGCCCCAGAACCACGCCAGCGCGTCGCACACCTTGCGGCGGTTGCTGGTCTTGGCGCGCGGCCAGGCTTGCCCTCGCGGCACGAGAGCCTGGAAGGCCTCGCCGTAATCGTCGCCCGAGCGCCGAACGTATTTGTCCGGCGCCATGTCGCGCAGTTGGTCGATCGAGAGCGGTCTCATCCGTAAACGATATTCCCAAGAATTGGCATGTGGCCGGGCGAGGGCATGTAGTCGTCGAGCGCGTTCTGAAGCGTGTAGGAAACGACGCCGGGCGCGTTCATGATGGCGAAGTTCTTCCACGCTGCATAAATCGGCCCGCCGGGCTCAGCACGCTCGCGCAGCATCATTTGCAGGCTGAGGCCGACCGCCCCTCGTACCGTCGGCGTGTCGGGAATAAGCCGGGCAATCTGGACATTGACCCGATGGCGGATCGGGGCGACCACGAACATGTCCTTGACGGCGACCGGCCGCGCCACGTCGAGCGCCGCATAGACGTTGTCGACGTCGCTCTGACGGGGAAAGCCGCCCTCGTCCTCGCGCAGCCGATCCATCATGAACCGGACCGTCACCGTGCCCATGCCCATCTCAATCGACGAACACCAGGCGCGGGTGACGCCAGGGACGCCGAGCGCCCACAATTCATAGTCGATGTTGGCCCCGCCCTGAGGCGGATTGCGGATGCGCAAGAGGACGCGCTCGCGCAACTCATCGGTCGTCTCGTCGTCGACGCCGTGATCCATAGTGACGACGGTCGCCTCGGTGTCGATGCCCAGATTGGGGTTGCCGACCGCAGGGACGACCCGCAACGTCGCGCCCGGCTGGAGGTTGCCGACGATGCCGGGATCGAGCGCGCGAGCCGGCGTCAGGGTCGGCGCGCCGCCGGCGGCGAGGAACACGGTCGCGGTGGTCTCATACTGCACGCCGCCATCGCTTTGCAGCCGCTGCCCGATCGGCACCGGGGTCCAGGTCTGGCCGGTCAGATAGACCTGGCCGACCGCGAGGGTGGCGAGCTTGCGCCCCGTTGTCCCGTCGGCGTTCTTGAGCCACATCGCCGCATGTCGGTCGAGCCACTCGGCCTCGGCCGTGTCGGGCAACAATTGCTGCGTCGCCCAATAGACGAACTGCAGCACCAGATGGGTCATGCTTCCGGTGACGTCGGCGAGGACGCGCAAGGTGCTGTTCGGGATCGAGGCGTCGGCGCCCTCGAGGTTCGAACGCACCTGATCGCGGACAAGAATCCGCGTTTGCTTCAACGTGGGCGTAATCCAGGGCAACTACTCTGCCTCCGCGATCATCTGCGTCCAAAGGATCTGATATCTCAGCTCGACCGCCAGCGTCGGGCCTCGATAAATGACGATGTGGGCGTCGATCCGCTCGAGGCCAACGCGCTCGACCTTCACCTCGAGGCGGCTCGCGATCCGCTTGTCGAGGAACGGCTGCAACGCCTCGCGGATGTAGCGGTCGACCTTGGTGACCGTCGCGCCGCGCTGCGATCCCGGGTCGGCGATCTTGTCGCGCTTGAGCAGCCAGAGCCGCGAGCCGATCGGCCAGCCGCCCCAAATTTCCTCGGCGTCGAGATCGCCCCACCAGCCCGCCCGATCGGTCGAGTCCGGATCGGGCAGGATGTCGTCACGCTCGGCGAGCGCGTCGGTGCCGAGCGCCACGACGACCGCGGTCGCGAGCGCCTGCCGCTCGTCGAGCGCGCCGTTGGGCAGGAGCGCCCAGTCCGATTGCACATCGTACTGAGGGAAGAGCGTATTCTGGACGAGGCGGATGTCCATTTAGGCCGTCCGCACCTGCACGTAGGGCGAGATCGGCGTGAATTGATGGCCTTTCGCCGGATCGCCGCCGAGGTAGACTTGGCCGTCGCGGACGATCACCGCGACCCCGTCCGGCAAGCTCATCTCGTGAGCCTTGTTGACGCTCACCGTGCCGTCGTCGGTCAGCTCGAAATGGGCCGCGCTCTCGTTCTTGTAGACGGGCTTCTGCCCCATCTCCTCCTTGCCGCCCGCCTGCCCGCCGCCCGCATCGCCTTCGGCAAAGGTCGAGGCCCCGCCCTGACCGCCGGAGGCCGCTTTCTGCTGCAGTTGCAGGCGTAGCTTTTTGCCGGCCCCGGCGAACGCCGACATGAAGGTCCCGACGCCGTTCATGTGGAGCTGCTGGCCGGTGTCCTTTCCGCCGAACAGCGCGACGTCGCCGGGCGAAAGCCCCTTGAGCCGATGCCTCCTATCGTCGATCGGCCCCGCGCTCGGGAAGGATCGGTTGCCGCCGATAAACTGCATGAAAGTCTCGGGGCCCAGCCCCGGCTTGCCGTCTTCGCCTGGCTTGTCGGCGTCGAACGGGACGGAGGAAAACCCGTAGGATTGTGCGTGCTCGATCGCCTTGCGCGCTTCGCCCTTCATCATCGACGCGCCAATTTCTTGCATGCCCTTGAGGTCGTCGATCGCCGAGATCAGCGCGCGGGCGCCGCCGGCCGAGTAGGCGCGGAAGCTCGAATTCGCTGGCGTTGCGCGGTGCATGCGATCTCCCTTACAGTTACTTTGCCTCGGCTGGCCCGAGACGGGCCGTCGCCGGCCAGTAGGTCGTTGATGCCCTAAGACCCGATGCCGGCGACGACTCTTCAAACATCGAGATAAAGAGGCGGTGGCTCGGGCACGCTGGTCGCTGGGGCGGCAGGCGTCGCGGTCTCATAGGTTGTGGGATCTTGCGGTGCCTCGGCCCGGCCGACGTTGAACTCGGACGAGCCGCGCAGCAAGAACGGCGGAACCAGTTCAAGCGTCGTAGTGGTGCCGGATGCCGAGTCCTGCGAGAAGACCGCGTTTTGAATTGTCAGCACCTGATCGAGCGGCGCCATCGGCGAACGGACATGGACGCTGCTGCCGGCCCGCCACAAGCCACCGCTCGCGCGAAACCAACCCTGGACGGTCACGACAACCTGGAGAAGGTCGCCCTCGTGCCAGACCGCTTCATTGCGCGCCCGGTCCTGCATCTCGCCTTGGGTGCTAACAGGCTGTTCGGCCGGGGTGAGCAAGGGCGAATAGCGCGGCGCGGTGCCGGGGACCTTTCCCTCTTGCTGGCTGGCGTCCGCGCCGTTCGAGTCATCGCTCGCCGCCTTCTGCCCTCGCACCAGGTAGTCGCTATGAATGTGCTCGATGCTGATGATGCACTTCATCGACTTGATGTTGACGCCCTCAATCAGGCTGTCGTCGACCGTGGCGGCGTGGTCGCCAATGAGGAGCGCGTTGCCGAACGCATCCGATCCCATGACGATGCCCTTGGGCCGCGCCAGGCG